CCTTTGATGTTTTCCATCTTCTTGGCATTTTCCTGGGCTAACTTGACATTTTGTTTTTGCAGTTTGTCAATTTCATCCCCAATCTTTTTGGCTTCTTCGGTATCTCCCGTAAACTCATTCCAATTTTTACGCAATTCAAGGATGGCAAGTTTGGCCGTGTTCGCCCATTGTGTGAACTTGTTGAACACCCCATCAATCATGTTTTCCTTGATGAACTTTGCACCGCGTTCAAACGATGCTACCAAATCATCCCACCATACCTTTGGTTCTTTAAATGCCTTGGCAAACCATCCAAACAAGGGTTTCAACACCTCAACAACACCATTCACCACGCCTTGCATTACTACCATGGCTTGGTTGAGCAAATCCACCACCGCTTGGTTTTCACTCAATACCGATTTGAAGGTATCCAATACCCCCAACAAGATACCAAACCCCAATCCCGTTTTAACGGCATTCCCCATTGCGGACAATGTTTGTCCAAATGATTTTGCACCTTTACCCGCACGGGCAAAAAGTCCACCCAAACCACCTAAACTTTTTTCCAGGCCATCAATGTTCTTTTCGGCCTTTTTGGTGTCCGCGTTTATCTTAAAATTTATTTCATCCGCCATGATTTGTATGTTCTTTTATATTGTGTGAATACTTGCTTCCAAGTTTGTGCATATTGGTTTTTGCCCTTGGCGATTTCCACCGCATCGGATACCCCATACCATTCTTGGGATTGTGCTAATTTTATTATCAACGATATCATTTTTTGAGAATTAAAAAGTTGGATTTCAAAATGGTGATGGTGTGCGAACCACCCGTGTACATTTTCCAAACAAATGTTACTTCATCCGTGGGGGCCAAATCCAAAATGGTATCAATTTGAACACTATGGAAGTTGGAATCGGTGGCTGCATAACCCGTGGTATTTATGCCGTTGATTTGGATTGCAAATTCCAACGACTTGTTTCCACTTTGTCCAAACGAAGCCATGCCCGTAAACTTGTATTGGCCACCATCGGTGCATACATATTTTGACGGGTTTAATGTGGCCGTGATGTTTTGCACATACCCGATTGATTCTTTTTGTTCCATGGGAATGGTATCCCAAATTGTGGAATCGGTTGTGCGGGTTGCGGGGTTGTTGTTGTACATCGTGATTTGGTTAAACTGCACGATGGATTGCAAGTTCTCAACTTGATGAACCAATGTCGACACGCTATTTTGATTGTAGTCATCATCTTGGTTGGTGTCCAAATAATCTTGGCCGTTGAACTTGTACGCATTCATGATGCCTTTCGCAACCGAATAATCCTTCAAATATGTTTCTCCACTTGGTGTTGGCAATGGGTTTGTAAAATCGGGCCGTTGCCCCGTGGTTGTAAACCTCATGATTTCCACATCTGGGTATGTTACCAATTCCAGGTTGGCAATCTCCGTCAACATATCGTATTGGATGGATTGGATTTTGTAGTAATTCGATGAAATGGCGATGGTGTCGTTCAATTCAAGATTCAACCACTCGCCCACGGGTAACACCGCAGTCATTTTAACCACCCTTGATTGCGTTGAATACATACGGGTGAGGTATTCTGTCCAATACAAATCATACATCGTTTTTGTGGGTGCATCACCACGCAATGACAATTCCAATCCGAACGCATTTGAATAACTATTTGATATTGTTGGATAGTCCGAATAAGGTGTCATCAACGGCATCACGATTTGAATGTTGTTGTTAAAATACCACACATCGGAAACCGATTGTTTGCCTCCGTAGTAAAACAAGGTATAATCTTGTTGAACGGGTTTGAAGTCGGTATCCAAAAACACGGGTATGTTCAATTCCGTTTTACGAACTATTTGCCCATTCAAATTCACTTGGTTCATCGCCTGGGGTGCAATCACATGGAATGGTGTTTCAATGTTAAATTCATCCGTTGGGTAATCAATTAACGGCATGAACTTGATTGATCCGTATTCCCGTTTGTTAATTTGTTTGTAGTACGCATTGGCCAAGCATGTTGATTCTTGGTGGCTCATACTCACATGGCGGGGTATTGGTAATTTGTCGTGCTGAATGTCCTTAACATCCACATACGATGTCCAATTTTTTGTTGTTCCCGTTGCCAACCAATCCGCCAAATTGTGGATTTCAATTGTCTTTTCACCCGTTGGAACTAATATGCAGTTGAAACCTTGCAACACCCCATTGATAAAATCTTTGATGGGTTTTTGTGGCATGGCATCTTCCATGCGGATGCTCGTTCCGTTAATACCTTGTGGGGCTTTGTAACACTTAAAAGTAATTGCAATTGTTGACCAACCACCCGTTGCACGATAACGCACCGAAACCACATCCCCCGAATTCAATCGTTGGTTGAAACTTGCCCCCACCGCCGCCGATGTTGTTGTAAATATCAATTGACTTGGTGCAAATTCTTTACGCCCGTTTAGGAAAAAGGCGATTTCCAAACTTTGCAACGCAACACCTGGGGCGATAACGCTTAACACATCCAATGAAAACTGATAATATCCCCCTCGGTTACAAGTGTAATCACCCGTTGTATTGTTGTAGTTCCCCGATGGGTTTGAAACGATGGTTGGGAATATCAATTGGGCGTATGTCAATACTCCCGATGTTGCCGTAAATGTTTGTGGTGAATTGGAAGCATGGCAAGTTCCTGGCAATGTGTATTCGGGATCGTACAATGGCCCCGCCGTTTGCATTGGCAACACATACAAATCATCCATTTCGGGGCGTGATAAAAACGAACCCGTCAATGTGTATCCAATATCATTGCTATTGAATGCAGTAACCAACATTTCACGAAGGCGAATCGCGGGGCGTAAATCATCCACCTCAACACCCCTTGGTTTTAAGATGTTTCCGTTTACTCCCGTCAATGTGGAATATCTCCATTGTTGGTTGTAATCTGCAATCGGCCATAAAATATCACCACCCAATAAATTTTGATCCCATGAACTCAATATGTTTGTGTAATTGGCCGTGTGTTCGTATTCACTCCAATCAACTTCGTTCATCAATGTTTCGCCCCACGCATCCAACAATTTTTTGGTCGTGCCGTAAAAAATGATGTTGTACAATTGTGGCAACCCATCCTTGAATTTACAACCAATCAATTCAACACGACCTTCAAATACGGGTAATCCGTTGATGAATATGGTTGCGTTTTTACCAATGTTGGGATTCCAACCCACGATGACCATGTTTTCATCAAACCAATTGGCAAAGATTTGGTTGTTAGTGTCCGATGCGGGTATTTGGAAATCTTGGGTGTAATCTGTCCAAATGGTGGCAAGGTTCATCAAGTCCTTTAATTGCCTTGTAAGGGGTACGGATTCATCTTGGAATAAATCCACGGGTACTTGGTAACTGAATGTACCGCCCAACGCTTCCAACTTTTCAATGCAACATTCTTGGCCTTCAATAAATCCCGATGCCGTGCGTTGGTTGTACGCCAACATTATTGGCCCGATGGTATCGGTGTTACTATCTTGGATGGATAATGAAAATCTAATTGCCATTATCGTACTATCTTATTAATTTTTGGTTGGTTGTATTCCATTTGAATGGTGTACAAAATCAACTTTTCGTTTATGCGGGTTTTCTTTTCAAATGTGGTATCAATAATCCTTGCCGACAAAACTTGTGGGCCGTTCACCAATACATTCACCGAATAAAAAATTTGCTCAACCACATCAACATCGTTTTGCGTGATCCAATCCGTGTTTACTGTCATCACCTGGGTACTATTAACCAAATAAGGTGTGGTAATTGGAACGCCGTATGTCCATGATTGTGCAAGGTCGGTTTGTTTGTAAATCGGTTGTGAATACTTTTCACCGCTGATTTGGTTCGTGGTGCGGTGTACTCCGTTAAACAAGAACGAATCATACACCCCGTATTTGTTTAGGAACAAAACATCTTGTTGGCCGTACTTATTTTCACACACAAAATTCAATGGAATCACAATATCATCCCCCGCCTTTACAAAAGTTATGTTGGTTGATGCCGATACTCCACCCGCTGCCAACAATTGTACAATCTCAATACCTTGGATGGCGTTTGCACTTAACCCACTCACCGCGTTTGGCGTGATGGTTGCACTCCCACAAGTGATTGAAGTAACCACAGTTGCATCGTACCACAAATATGCCGTGGTTGTTTCTGCGGTGATGGTAACTTGTGTTTTGTCCGTGTAAACCACTTTTGAAAATCCATCGTTAAACCCTTCCGATGTGTAAGTGTAACCCAATGTAGCCAAAACAACATTGGATGTCGCATACGCCGTGTATGTGGTTGTGGTGCCTACTAAATACACCCCACGCACTTTGACGGCAACACGCATTGCCCCATTCCCGATATTTGGTTTGTATGTGCCGTTAATTAAATAATCCTCGGTCAACATTTGTTCTACCAATTTGTGAATGTCAATCCATCCACGCCCCGAACCATATTGGTCGGGTTTGCGGTTTATTGTCCAATTCGGTGAACCTGGCAATGTCGTTGTGCCACTCCATACATACACATCGCATTGATAATAGAATGAATCTGCGGTGTATAACGCATCGTAAAATTGGTAAATCAATGGGGATTTTGCCCCACATATCGCACTTGGTTGTTCGTTGAATGTCATCGTTTGAATCTTGCTTTTATGTCTTTGGCCATTGCCGTGGTTAATGCCTTATTGAATTGTGGTAATATCTCCTTTCGTGCCATTGTAACAAATGGGAATGGTTCAATACCAAAGTGTTTAATTTTTCTGTTCATCATGAATCGCATTGCGTTTTCATCGGCCTTGCCTTTGAATCGCCCCGTTCCCATATCCCGTGGTTGAATGCGTTTCATCTTTGTCCAATTACGCATCGATGCCAACGGAATGCCCTTGCCTGGCTTTCTTCCGTTCTGCACATAATCGGCGGTCTTATTCATGGTAATACCCATGTTTAACCCTTTGGGTGATGCTTGGATGGAATTAACCAATTGCCCCGATGCCACATAATTACCACGGAATGTTTTTTTGGAAACGGAAATGGGTGTCCACCCTTCACCAACCTTTTTCCACTTGGCACGGATTGATGTTCGTGGGCGTTTTACCTCCAATAAGGTACGACACGCAATCGCCCATTTGTTGGAATACTCCGCAACAACTTGTTCGCTATTTTTATACGCAATCGCCATCCGTAACCCAAGGGTTTATCAATTCGATTCCAACTGTGATTTGGTAACCCGCCAATACTGAATCCAATGTTTCCATAAATGGTTGAAAAGTAATGGGGCGTATGTATTGGATTTGGTTAAAATAATCTTGTTCCGTACGCCATAACCCCTTTGAAAACCTCACATACAAATCTTGCAAAATGTTTGCATAGTTTTGATTCTCGGTGTATCCATATTGGGAATACTCGGTGATTAAATTTTCTTGTTCGTTTTCCGTTTTCAAGAAGTTCACCCTATCCGCCACCATGATATTCATTTGGATGGTTGCCACCTGGTCTGTCAATGCCACCGATTGAATTGAACAATGCATCAACGGGAATACCAAAAACGCCTTAAAATCAAATTCGGTTAATGTGCCGTGTGAATAGTTCCACCCCTCCAAATCGGCAATGTCTTTCATCACCTCAAATGCGGTTCCTATGTGATTATTGTTCATCGTTGTTTAATTGCTTTTTGTTCCATCTTCGCAATGTCGCTTTCGTAAGCGATCCACATGCAAGCGGAGTGAATGGGTTTTGTATATACTTCTTCAAGGTTGAGGAAACTTCGGTTAGCAAGTCGGTAGACCATTCCAAACCATCCCCATTTTTCGGTAAGTCGTACTTCATCGACACTTCCCCCCTCCTCACCATCGCCAAATACTTCTGGGTAGAATTCAACAAGTCGATTCCTAAACTCCAAAAAAAAAGCAACGCACCAAACGCCGTGTTGCAATCCATGTCCTTGAAATCTGCGTTCAACTCCGCATTGTACGGGGCAATTTCATACCTTCCGTTTTGGCCTTCTTTACTGATGGGGCGGTATAAAACCGATAACACCTTCCAAATATCATTGGGGGTTTTTTGGTATGTTTCAATGTCGATAAATTCACCCGTTGACAATTCATCCATGTTTGGGATGAAGCCGTATTTGATGCCGTTCATTTTGAACCTTGGTGTGAACACGGGTTTAGATTCCAACATCTTGGAAATCTTAATCACACAATCTTTGAGGATGTCAAACGGGATGGCCTTAACCTCACTAATGGTCAATTCACAAAAGATGGCAACCGATTCCAACTGCCTTTGTGTTTCATCCATGTCCGCCTTCAATTCATTGTACGCCAACATTTGATGTAACTTGACATCCTTCAACTCCGTGGGTACAATGATGGTTTTTGTTTCAATCATATACCCATAAAACGCCAATAATGGTGATTGTTAATCAGTGTTACAAAAACATTCAAATGATGGGTCCGAATCCCACAACCCAAGTTGTGATTGTGCTTTGTCTTTGATTTGCTGATAACTGATTTCTTTTTTGAATGTGCTTCCACTTTCGTTTTCGTGTTTAATCCACCAATCAAACAATTCGGGTTTTTCCTTGGCTATAATTGCCAACTTACCTTTCCCTTTTAAGAAACACCCATCACAATTTCCGTATGGTTCATTAAGGCCCAACTTAAATGGTTGTTGTTCCCACCAGCTTAACACATCTTGTTTAGTTACCTTCCATTTTACCAATGGTAATTCAACATCAAATTCGGAATCTTTTATTTTGTTCCATCTCCTTGGTTCATCGTACCTGATTCCGTTAAATGATGTGTAATCAGTAATCCCAATGGATTTCAAATACCTCCGCAGTGTATCAATCTTCATGAATGTTGTACAGTATCTCAATCTTTGGTTGGGCAAGAATTGTTTTTTATGTGCAATTACTTCATCAAATGGTCTACCATTCCGCGATGCAGTTTCATATGTGACAACCTCAAAATTGTTTCCAAATCTATATTCCAACCACACGATGTTTAAGTTCCAACGCTTATCACATTCATTGATGAAATCAAGTGTTTGTGGCATCTCCTTTCCAGTGTTTTGAAATGTCACAAGGTATTCACCGCCTTCATCAATTAAGCGTTTTGTCATGTATGCGGATGTTCTTCCTCCACTGAAATTTATCACATTCATACCAACCTTTCGTGTAAGACTGTGTGAACCTTTGCGTGGTATCGTTGCATCTCCTTGTCCGTGTGCAAAATATCCCCAAACTCCCTAACCGATGAAATGATTGTGGAGTGATCCAGGTGCGAAATACTGCCTATCTCCATGAATGTCATTCCTAACCTTTTACGGCATATGTGGTTAAACATATGACGGGCATACAATGCTTTGCGCTTTCTTGACTTGGCAATGATTTGGTCGGGTGTCATGTCCATTACTTCACAAATAACCCGTAACACTTCACCCCATGTGGTGTAATTATTGTTGATGTCGGTTTTGGGTTTGACAATTTCTTGTTTCAGCAACCGAACTTCGCGGTCATGGGCCATCTTGTTT